CTTCTGCCACGTTCCAGTACCAGGACCGCTCTCAATAATACCTAAAGGATTAAGATTGTATCTAAACTCTACTTGATCCCCATAAAGCTCTTGAAGCTTACGCATAGGGGAGATAACTCGGTAGTAAGAACAACCCCCCTCATTAGCTGGGGCACACAGGATTTTTAATTTTTTCTTTTCCATGTCGTACCTAAAAAAAGAGGAGGACGAGTATTAGCACCCGTCCTCCTATTATAGTCACTTAGTCCTTAAATTACGCTGCTTCTTTCGCCTCGTCTTCAAAGACCTCTTCAGTCGATTTCGAAGAGTGAGTCATGCCAAGAGCGGCAGCCACACTCCCAAGAGATGCTCCAAGATCAACATTCTTGTCAGAGGGCCAGAGAGCTTTAAATGCTCCCACATAGTGCTTACGCTTCCTACGGAAGAATAGCAATAGCAATGCTTCCCAACCCGCTAAAGCAGGGAAGAATGTTTTTGCAATATGCACAGCCCCCTTTACTGCCGTACCAACAGCAGTATCACCCCAACCATCGAAAAGGGGAATGTGGGGGGAAGCTTCATCAACAAGGTCTTTCTTGTCAACGACAACTACATCCATCCCTTCTGGAACAAGATCACGAACTTCCTTTGGTAAGGAAGAAACAGGCACCGTTGCGGCATCTACACCCTCACGTACAAATTGTGAGGATGTTACCACCATTTCGTCGTCACCGATAAACTTATCAATAGCTTCACACCCTGCAAATAGGGCCATGGCGAGAAATAGAGGTGCAAAGATAAACAGTTTTCTCATAATTAATTACTCTGCATTTTTTGGAGGTAATCATCATCCTTCACATCTTCAACAGGTGTAGGATTCTCCTTACTTCCTTCGTGAGATGGAAGAAGACCTGTAGCGGCTTCCTTCACACCTTCATAGTCCTCCAACTTAACCAGAGCATGAATATCGTGGAGGGAATCCATCCATGCTGCGACTTCCGCCTTACTCCCAGCCTCAGAAGACTTGGGACGAGGCTGAGATTGATCATACTTGGGCCATTGGCCTTCCATAATCTTAATAATTTTAAAATCATGCCCCTTGTCGAGATCGGTGATATCACCAAAATCATCATCGAGCATAGCAGCGATAATCTTCTTGAAAAGAATAACACCGATAGAAAGAATCTTTACGTCACCCGTTGCGCGATCTACTACATTCATGTAATAGCGGGCGCGAGGCTTAATTTGGCGTGCTAGTTCTTCGTCCTTATTAGGCTCCTTCCAAAGCGAGTAATAAGCATCGCAAAGAGGACAAGGTTCCCCATGGATTTTGCGACAATGAACGTTCTTAACTTGTCCATCACCCGTAGGAATCCTATGAATCTTTGTTTCAGCATAGAACATAGTCTCCTCATCTTTACCAGGAAGGATGCGGACAGCATTAGTGCCCTCTTCAAGCTGGACGAACTTTGAGAGGAAATCCGCATTTGCGTTTCCCTTACCAGCGTTACTCAATTCTTCGTGTTTTGCGCGAAGCGCATTCAAGTCAATAGCCATTGTAAACCTCCTTATGGTTAGTTGGGCCAGTTATTATATTATAGTCGTAGTTTGCGAATTTTTTAGGTTATCTGTATAAATTTGTTTCGGCGCGACGGTTGGATGATAGCTGTACAAGCATATCCTTCTTATGCTCCAACGACGACACCAGACCCTTCAAAAGAGTATACTTAAATGAACACTCATTTACACTTTCTGTATATACTGCGAACTCAGCACTTGATTCAACAAAATCATCCAAATCCTTAGCAGTCTGTTTTGCTAGTGTAGACCCCTTTTTCTCTTTTCGGGTTTGAGCCGTATATTTGATCAATTCAAGATTAGCCTTATCCAGCTTATTTTTTGCTACAGACAATAGTCCCTGATAGTACGAATATACAGAAGCTTGTTTTGCCAACTCACTATCAATTTCGTGCTTATCGAACTTGGTTGCTGCGTCTGCGATATCTACATAATTTTCCCAAGTTAAATCTTCTAACGCTTCTAGTAAATCTGTTGCTTTATTCATAATATTCCTCAAAAAGTGTATTCCATAATTCTGGGTTCAGGTTTTTAAACATAAGAAAACACCTACACGCTGCTTCCGTAATAAATTCGTTACCCGAAACTACGAGGTCTTCATCCTTGTCATGATCTCCCCCTAATCCAAAAGTTTCCATAAGAGCATGACACACCTCATGTATAATAGTAGGGTGAGCTATATTATCCTCCATTTCTTTTTCTAAGGTAATTGTAAATTCGTTAAAATCTGTAATACCATAGCATTGAGTACCGTCGCTATCCCTTAAACCTTTTTTTAATTTAAAATCAAACTTCGCCCACCCCACATCAAACTGAGCAGGAAGTTTGTCCAGTAATTTTTTACTCTTCTTCGTCGTCATCCTCACCTTCTGTCATTCTCAAGATGTTATAATCTATGGTCATAGGAACAGTAAAACGGGGTCTACCGTTTCTGGACTTGACTACGTAAGCTCGCATACGACCCGTATCAAATTCTTCTTCACTCTGGTTTAGTGAAATAGCAAAATCACAAGTTCTAATTTTACCATAAGAATCACCCAATTCGGAATCAGTGATTATCTTCACAGCCCTTCCTAGTCTGTTAGTCTGAGTTGCAGTCCACAGAAGAACCTGTTCTTCCATAGCTAGCCCTCGTAATTCCTCAGCTATCCTCTGTTGAGCCTGATACTCGTGCTGACCCTCTCTAGTGGGCCTGAGAAGCTCTAGGTAATCAATAATGATTACGTCAGGGGAGAACTCCTCATAGTTTCTAAGTTGTACTAGAAGGGCTCTCAGAGTATTTACCGTGGCAGTGCCACAGGGAAACTCCTTAATCATAAGCTTACTATCAGGGAAATTGGTTTGGAAAATACTTAGCCTTTCATCCACTTTTAGCTGCGCGGATGGATCCTTTAATTGAGTCTGTGGGATTAGGGTCATCACAGAATCAAACCTCTGAGCAATCTTGTCCTCCGACATTTCTAGGGACACGTAAAGAACCTTTCGACCCTCTACCATACTCTGCACCGCTTGATTAACAAGCCAAAGAGATTTTCCCACCCCTGGTGGGGCAATAACCATTGCAAGTTCCTTCTGGCCCAAGCCCCCTTCAAGAGAATGATTTAATGTAGGTAATAAAGTTTTATACTTATCCTGTTGCTCAGAATTATGGGTTCTATCCCATCTATCTTTAAGATTAGTAAAATAGGTCTGCCCTATATCAACTGTACGACTGACCAATAAAGCTTTTCTTATAAGCTGCTCAGTCTCTTCCACCCTATCTTCTTTAATAAGTATTAAGGATTCCTTGATGGCATCCTTCATAGCCTCACGTTTGGCGAAGGTTTCAATCAAATCTAGATAATACTCATCAGCATCCAAGGCAGAAGTATCTAGTTTGTTGATATAGTGAAGTTCATCTGTAAAATCATGGAGAGATTCTTTGTCCGACTTAACGGAACGAAGCTCCTGTACAATAAAATCATCAGTAGGAAGTTTCTTGTACTTCTCGTAATGATCTCGAACTACAGAAAAGATTCTACCGTGAGAAGGAAATTCAAAGTATTCAGGCTTAACAAGGTTAACAATTTGTAGGTAAAAATCTGAGTCAGATTTGAGAAGATATAACATTCCCCTTTGAATGTTTTCACTAAATTCATACATTTTGTTTTTATTTTTTCTAAGTTAAATCGGGTTTAATCTTTTTGTAGGGGTTTATTCCTGCTTTATCATAGGTTTGGGAACTTAATTTTCGGGATGTTTCTAGCTTATCTGCAACCTCCTGATCATTTAATCTCCGCGCTCTATCCAACAGCTTTTTAGGGGGAGTATATCTGTCATAATGTTGCCAACCAGTCTTCATTCTTTCTTTCACTTCGCCTTGAAGCTTCTGGTTGATCTCATCTGATCCACCCTCTCTATTGTAACCTGTTGTTTGTGACCAACCTGCTCCCTTGAATCGAATAGCAGGAGCTTTTCGGTTCGTCCAGTCTTGTCCACACCTCCTACCACACTCTGGGCATTTTGTTTTGTTTGCGGGTTTCCCCCAAGGATATTCTCGATCCCACGATACTTTGCACTCATGACATGCATACTCATAAATTGTTTTCATATTAAGCTCCGCAGTCTCCTCCTACTAATGAACAAGCTTCTCCGACTGCGACTGCTTGTTCAGATTTTTTTTCCATGTACTTATTAATATTTTCTTTAATAAGAGGGATGGCTTCTAGTGGTTCCCCTTCTTTAGCCCCTGCTCTATACACAGTAAGACCTTTAAGGTATGGGGCATAATCTAATGCTGCCTGAGAAAACTCTTCAGGTGTAGAAGTAGAAGGTAGATTGATTGTTTTAGATATGCAAGAGTCGATATACTTCTGAATCGTTGCCTGCACCTTGATATGATCTTCTGGGGCTATATCATAAGCTCCAACAAAAAATTCTAATGATTTCCCCTCATCATAATATTCTTGGAACAACGGATCAACAACTAACTGCTCTTTCCAAATGTTGTTACTGCGCCAACGCCTGTTATACATAGCAGAAAAAATAGGCTCAATGCCGCTGGAAACCCCGTGCAGCATACTGATAGTGCCGCAAGGAGGAATTGTAAGCATAACAGCATTCCGAATACCGTAACGTTTGATAAGCATTCGAATCCTAGCTGGAAGCGTTTGAGCAAATTCTTCATTTAAATACTTCTTTGGATCAAACTCAGCGAAAGGAGTTTTATCTCTTGATAGATATATAGACTGTTTGTATGCTTCATCTCTAATAGTAGCAAAAAGTCTTTCCAAAAATTCTAAGCACTTCTCAGATCCATAAGTGATCCCTAACTTAATCAGCATATAATGAAGTCCTGTAACCCCTAATCCCACGCGACGTGAGTGTTCAGCTACGGTCTTACATTCATCAGTAGGAAAACTATTAATGGTGAGAACGTTATCTAGAAATCTAATCCCTGTTCGGACAGTTCTTGCAAGGCGTTTCCAATCTAGATCACTTCCATCATCAAGTACCATATTGTTAAGATTAACATTACCCAAACAACAATTGCCATATGAAGGGAGAGAAATTTCACCACACGGGTTTGTTGAATCCAATTTCTCAAAATACGAAACATTAGTATACGTATTTGCTAAATCAATATTATATATACCAGGATCCCCCGACTCTACAGAATTTTTCCAAATCAAATTCCACAGATCCCTAGCTTTTAGATCTCTACGCCCTAACATTTCAAACGTATCAGTAAACTTTTCTTTATGAAAATTCTCCGCTCTATGAAGAGCATCCTCTTCGTTAAGTCCTAGTACGCTTACGGTATCCTCTCCGTTACGAGAGAGATCGTATGAGTGATACTCTTTGTTGTTAAACGTAAAGTACCAGTCCTCTTCAAGCTCAACAGCCTCAAGGAAACGGTTAGTAATAGCTACAGAAATATTAAAGTTATTAAGCTGACCTTGATCAAGCTTTACACTTAGGAACTCAAGAAGATCGGGGTGAGTAATATTAAGAATACCCATGAGAGCAGTACGTCTATTCTTTCCCGCACGGACATGTTCCCCCACCTCATTAATCATTTTAAGAACCGAAACAGCACCAGGGGCAGAGTTAACTACACTTCCAATGTCATCTCCTTTAGGTCTAATTTTAGATACATTAAAACCTACACCCCCTCCTGCACAAGAAATTTTATACATGTCCTGAACAGTTTTCCCAATAGAGTCCACACTGTCTTCAGGAATAATAACATAGCAGTTAAGAAGATTATGATTACCTCTGTTGCGGCCAGCACCAAAAATGATACGACCTCCAGGTATAAAATCACCTGACCCTACTGCCTCATAAAATACCTTCTCAATTTTTTCTTTATCTTTGTCGAGTTCGGCAGACGCAATTGTCTTAGCTATAACTTTAGCTCTCTCACTCCATTTTGTTTCACCTGGATATGCATATCTCGATTCAAAAATGTCCTGTCCTAAACTATTGAGTGTGGTCTTTACCATGTTACGCCTTTAATGTTGACAAACCTTTCTTTTTTATAATAGAAAGTCGGGGGGAAGAGTCTAAAAGTGTCTTTAAATACTTATTATGTGTGATAACGAAAACAGTTTTGTTTTTCTTAATTTCTTGTAACAACTGATGAAGTCCTTGGACACCTTCTTCATCAATATTCTCTGCTACCTCATCAAAGAAAAGCAAATCTACATGCGAAGAATCTGTAAGAAGAAGAAGGTCTTTCAAACCTAACATAATGGAAAGATTGATTTTTCGTTTTTCTCCACCAGATAGGGATATATACTGAACCAGTCTCCCATCGGTCTCTATTTTTTCATTCAATTCTTGATCAAATTCTACAAAATATTTAGAGTTTGTTAAGTATGACAGGTAGAAGTTGCACCTCTCATTAAAATACTCTAATACGTTAGCTATGATGTACTTGATAACCCCTTGTTCCGAAAAAGCCTTCTCCCAGAAACGCATAACTTCATACCAAGTTTTATTAAAATTCTTTTTCTCCTCCGCTGTGGAAATAGTTTCAAGTAGCTCCGTCTTCATACCCTCGTAGTTTGTTTCGTCTCTGCACAGATCTTTGTACTCTAAAACTTTCACGAATTCTCTAGAAGTTATGGGCGCAGTCCAACGGGAATCTTCGAGGAGTTTAATATTACGTCGCTTCTCGGTAGTCTTTTCCTTAAGAACATCCATCTCTTTCTCAGCCTCATCTAGATTAAAATATCTTTCAATGATCGGCTGCTGACATTTCTCACAAAAATCAAATGCTGAGGGGTTCTTTAGCTTTTCTTCTAAGTATTCTAGCCTGTCTTCGGATGCTCCTATTTCCTTCTGTTGGGCAGAGATATTACAGTCTAAATCAAACTCCTTCTTCTCTCCGTCTAAGATATCCTCCAGCGAGAGACTTAGGGTGTATTCATCGTAAGTTGAAAACGCCTTCTTTCCTTCCTCGATCTTGTCAATCTTCTTATCTAAATTGGCAATAGTCTTTTGATGTTCCTTAATTACTGCATCCTTTTCCTTTATTCCTTGATAAAAATTAGACTTAAAAGTTTTAATTTTATCTCGCATCCTAAAGATATCATCCAAGTTCAGAAAATTTCTAATGATAGTTCTCTTATCATCAGCGGAACAATCTAGAAAATTAACTTCATTAGACTGACCGAAAAACATAGAAGCTAGGAGAACCTTATGATTAATATTCAGAAAAGAATCAATAGCAGCTTGCGTAGCAGCTACTGTATCTTGTGTTCTATTAGTGTTGCCTACCATAAAATGTAGTTTAGTAGGCTTTTTCTGACGATTAATGACCACTTCCTCGTTCTTGTGAGTAAGGTGTAACTCTACTTCACATTTTTTCTTCGCTTGATTGTTAACCAAACTATCTTCTGTGCTCTTCCTGATAGTCTTACCACTCAGGACAAAGAAAAGAGCTTCGACCAATGCACTTTTCCCAGAACCATTAGATCCCCCTGTATCCTTGTTTTTTCCTTTGATTAAAGTAAGACCGCTATAGTTAGAAAAATCGAGAGAGGCTTCTTTGAAAGAGTAGAAATTTTTTATTTTTATTTTACTAATCTTCATTTTTAAGCAGCCTATACCCCTCCATAAGACGATCAGTTGACAGGGTAGAATTAGCTGACTCTACATAATCAGATATAATCATCTCGTTAATGGAAAAAAGATCTCGATCTGGATTGTAAGAGGAAACTTCTTCTTCATTAAATATTGGGGCATATTTTACATCTATGTAAGCTACATCTAATTTTTCATAAGGAATGGGAGCATGATCAGCCCCTACCATTACCCGTAGAAAAGTAAAGTAGTTAGGATCATTTATAGTTTCCAAGTTATCCTCTATCTTACTGACAGGATAAACTAGATGACGGGGACCATGATTAACCTTTTTAAATTCTATCTTAGGAGGCTCGTGTCCAACCACATTATCACTCAAAACTGCATAGAAGCTATCCTTGAAGCACTCTCCGAAATTAGTAGTGTAAGGAGTGCCTAGACAAACTACTCTTGTATGAGCGTCTGGTAATCCTCCTTGTCCCTCACGAAAACCATGAATATGCCCCAAGAAAGTAGTAGAAGTAAAGTTAGAAAGAGGAATGCCAAAGTCAGCGTCCCCAGCGGAATTAAGGCAACCATCATAACCAAAGTGGCCGAATACCGTAAACTCCTTAGGGACCATTTCCAAAGCAGAGATAATAGTTTCTTCATTTTCATAATGAGGGATAAATACCCTCCTCCTTATCTTATCAACCCAGGTATGATTGATAATTTTTACATCATTAGTTAGATCTTCAAACAAACTAAGAGAAGTTACTCCATCGTCTGCTTTTGTCTCACTATCATGATTTCCTCGCAACACATACACACATGTAGCATCCGTTGATAGTTTTATATTGTCTAAGATTTTCTTAAAACTAAGAAGCTCAGATGGAGATGGTTTACGATACATAAACACATCCCCCATTATTATAACCTCATCAGGCTTCTCACTATTAAATATTTTTAATATACTTTCACACTGAGCATCTAAAAGTCCTGGGACTCTAGCATTCAGGTGAAGATCTGTTATAAGGAGGGTTCGCAATTCATATACTCCTTAATTTCCTGGAGATTTTGTGGCTTACCATCTTTAAAATCTACCTCAACGCCATCCCCAAAAGAGTGTCCCACCTCAGCATCAATCTTAAAAGGAACATCAAAATGAATATTAAAATATTTTTTAATAAAAGGATAGTTTACTAGCTCATTGTAAACAATTTCCAAACACTTGGAAATATGATCTTTATGACAGATTAATTCAATACTATCATGAACAGTAGCAACAGGGCGAGCATCTACACCCTCCTCTCTAAGCGTCCTGTGTGTCCCCAGGAGCCCACATAAAAGTATATCTGATGCAGTGGACTGGATGGTAAAATTGAGCCCCTGACGAGCGGCACGGCTTACCACAGAGTAATCCTTAGAAATAATGTCAGGGAGGTTCCTGCGTCTTCCAAAGATG